CGGGTGCAGGACAAATCAATACGGATAATGCCAGTGACTTGTTCTCTGGTTTTGCTTACATATTTGATCCAGCAACTGCAACAGATAACAATACTTTTATTCCTGATGCCAGTGATGACGATACCATTGATCTAGGATCAGCGGCACAAGGTTGGCTGGTAGGTGGTATTATTCGCCTAGTGGCTACTACAGCAGCAGTCTGGCATTGTGAAGCTTATCTTCATGGTGACGGCACATTAGCTACTCCATTCGAGTAAGGGGGTAAATTATGGCCGGTTCTGATGTAAAGGCTGTTTTTATTACAGCAGATACTCAAGCTTTGGATGCTGATGGAATCTCAACAGCGGCAGCAGTTGGAGATGATGCGGCACTTACTTTAGGTGGTGCGTTAGCTTCTGGAGGTTCCTGTACCTTTGATGCTGGAAGAATAGTAACTATTCTAAGTGCTGGTGATGATAGCGGTATTTCGTTTACTGTTGCTGGGACAGACGTTAATGGGGATTCTCAAACAGAAAGTATAACTGGAGCTAATGCAGGTACTGCAACTGGTGCCAAGTATTTTGAAACTGTTACTGCCATTACGGCAGTAGGTGATCCGGCAGGAAACGTTTCTGCTGGGATAAATGCTTCTGCCGGTGATGTAGTCTTTGAGGGTAGAGTACGTTTACAGGGGTTATCCATTGTATGTTCTGGAACTGCGGGAACTTTAAGTTTTACAACCAGTACGCCTGCAGGCACATCACAAATGAAGTTAGGGTCAGTTGCCTCGGCAACAGTTACCCGTGATGTTACTATCCCGGACGAAGGGTTACTTTTTGGTAGTGGTCTTTATGTTCAATATACTGTTTCTACATTTGGGACTATGACGGTATTTTATGCCTAAAGGTTAGGATAAATTATGAGCCACATTTCTTTTTATACGGGGTTAGAAAAAGAAATTTGCGATGAAATTAAAGCTTGGTCGCAACATGCTTTGGAAAGCCCTAATGAAGAATGTGGCAATTTACCTGTTTGCGCCTATGCGCAACAAGCCTGGGAAAAAGATAAAGTCGGTTTTTCTTTTAAATACGAATACAGTTATCAGCCCCTATATACGTTAATCTCTACTTTTGAAGATAAGTACGATGTTGTCGTTTTAGTAGATCTAAAGTATGAGCGTGATTCTGAAAAATTCCACAACTATCTAGTCGATTTAAACGAAGCTATTTCAGAAAAATTTTTTATACAAGACGATATTTGGGTTATGGGTTTTCATCCAGCAGATGAAACAAATGAAACAATAGACGATGGTAGCTTTGAACCTCTAATACAGCAAGAATATGCTATGATATTTATACAAAGACTAGGAAAACTACAAAAATCAGCTAAAAAACTGCAAAAAAAAGGGTATTATAAATACTATTTCGGTGACGATAGTGCGCCGCATGTTTTTAAACTACGAGAATATTTTTACAACAAACTCTCACAGGAGGTAAGACAATGAGTAGAGTTAATTTAGGGACCGGTTCATCTAAGAATTTCCGCGGTGGCGGCATGGTTAAAAAAACCGGTGTTAAAAAATATGTTGCTGGCGGTATAGTCGCAGGAGCAGCTAAAGAATTAGGTAAAAAATCATTAAAAGCTGGTAAAAAGTTATTTGAGAAATCTACAAAACGTAAAGGCAGGCCGCCTAAAAGTAAAATGGCAAAAGCTAAAAGCCGAGTTAATTTGGGTGCAGCAGACCCTGCTTCAGCGGGTGGTTACGTAGCAGGTGGTTATGCGCTCGGTGATTCTGGTGAAAAACCTGTTAAAAAGGCATCGGGTGGCGAAGTATCTTTTACAGGGCGTCGAAACTCTGGGTCTTCTGGTCCGGGGCTAGGCGATGTTGCAGTGCTTGGTGCGATTTATGGTGCTTACAAGTATGGAAAAAGAGGCGCGGGTAAGAAAAAAGGTAAGAAAAAACCTGTTGAAACTAAAGAAATGCAGAAAATTTTAGACAAAGAATTGAAAAAACCTGTTAAAAAAGCAGCCGGTGGTGCAGTAAAAAATATACAAGACCCTCAAAAATTTGCTCCCATTGATAGATTAGGAATGACAGCGGAACAGAGAAGACAGCAAAGGGAGATGGTAAAGTCTTTTAGAGAATATTTTGCCAAAGATAAAAAGAAGAAAAAATAAATGGCTACTTCATCCTCAGTAAACTTTGAACTAGACGTAGCAAGCTACGTAGAAGAAGCTTTTGAGCGTTGTGGTTTAGAAGTGCGTACAGGTTATGATTTAAAAACGGCAAGACGTTCTTTGAACTTGCTTTTAGCAGATTGGGCAAATCGCGGTTTAAATCAATGGACTATAGAACAAACTTCAATTACTTTAGCTTCGGACATAGGTAATTATCCAGGCGGTAGTTTAACCATGACAGTTGGCGCAAGCGGCAGTTTTACCGTTGGTGAAACCATAACGGGTGGTACCAGTTCAGCAACTGCTTCAATAACAAGTTTACCTTCGTCTACCTCTATGGCTATTACAATTCCTTCTGGCACTTTTAGTAATGGCGAAACTCTAACAGGCGGCACAAGTGCCGCTACAACTACGTTATCTGCTGCAGTTGATTTAACTACGGTACAGAAAACTATTGATGTTTTATCCGTGGTAATTACTCGAGATAGCACGGATTACGGGCTAACTCGTTTGAGCCGAAGTGAGTATTTAAACATACCCAATAAAGCACAGTCCGGAAGACCTTCTCAGTTCTTTTTAGATCGTCAAGTTACTCCAAACCTTAAACTTTGGCCTGTTCCAGAAAATAATACGGATATTGTTAAGTTTGATCGTTTGGTTCGCATGGACGACGCAGATGATTATACAAACACACTACAAATACCATTTCGTTTTTACCCTTGTCTAGCCGCAGGTTTAGCTTATTACCTAGCTATAAAACGTGCGCCACAACGAATTGAATTGTTAAAAGCTATCTATGAAGAAGAATTTAATAGAGCTAGAGAAGAAGATAGAGATCGTGCTTCTTTGAAGATAGCTCCTAGTTTTAGTTATTACGGTGGTTAATTATGGCTAAATACGCAACTGGAAAAAATGCTTACGGAATATCAGATAGGTCTGGTTTTCGTTATCCGTTAAATAAAATGAAAAAAGAATGGACGGGTATGTTAGTTGGTTCTGACGAATATGAGCAAAAGCATCCTCAACTAGAGCCCGTACGTAAATTTTCTGATCCAGAAGCGTTAAAAGACCCTAGACCAGATAGGGTGGAACCGGTTGTTACGTATGTCGGTACACCTGTTTTATCTGAAAAAACATTTACTCCAACGAGAGCTTTTGCTGTTATTGGACAAGTTACGGTGACAACGACATGAGTTTTACTTACGCTACTTTAAAGACAGCAATACAAAATTATACTGAAAATGATGAAACTACGTTTACGTCAAATTTGGATATATTCATAAAAAACACAGAAGAACGTATTCTAAAAAATGCGAATTTAAGTCTTTTTAGAAAGAATGTTACTGGAACAATGACTTCTTCTAATCAATACTTAGGTAGTCCCAGTGATTTTCTAGCTCCTTTTTCACTTTCTTATACATCCAGCAGTGTTAAGAGTTTCCTGGATTTTAAAGATGTTAATTTTATACAAACATTTAATCCGAACAGTAGCACTACCGGAACACCGCGTTATTATGCTCAATTTGATGTAGACACCTTTATTATTGGTCCTACTCCTGACAGTAATTATGCTACGGAATTACACTATTATTACCGTCCGACTAGCTTAACTGCGGGTTCTGATAGCGGCACTACTTGGTTAAGTACAAATGCTACGCAAGCTATGCTTTATGGATCTCTTGCAGAAGCGTATACTTTTATGAAAGGTGAAGCAGATGTTTTACAAGAATACGAAAAACGATTTGCAGAAGCTATGGTTTCCGTTAAAATGTTAGGGGAGTCCAAAGAAAATAGAGATGAGTATAGGGATGGACAAGTACGCAGAGATAAACAATAAGGAAAGATATGTTTAATGTTGAAGTAAAAGCAGATATAAATAAAGTTGATGTTAGAACAACGGAATATAGGGGCTTTACTCCAGAAGAAATTGCTTCCCGCGCTGTTGAAAAAATAGTTTCTATCTCAGAACATGCTGACCCAATGGTAAAAGCGCAAGCAGAAGCTTTTAAAAGTAGGGTGTATCATGTTATTGTAACTGCTTGTAAAGATGCAATAAATAGTGATAGGACTACTATGTATAATCTTTTAACTAAACAAGGTCATGGTGACATGGCTAATATTTTAAGGAGTCTGTAATGGCTATATCTCAAGCTATGTGTACCTCGTTTAAGTCTGAGCTACTTCAAGGTATTCATAATTTTCATAACGGTTCCGGTGGCGGAACTACAACTACTACTGGAAGCGGCAATACATTTAAAATTGCTTTGTTTACTTCAAGTGCAAGTTTAGCTGCAAGTACCACAGCATATTCTACAAGTAATGAAGTTTCAGGAACTAATTACAGTGCTGGTGGTAATTCACTAACTAATGTAGATCCATCTACTTCTGGTACTACTGCTTTGACTGATTTTGCAGACAGCACGTGGTCTACCGCAACAATCACGGCCCGCGGTGCATTAATTTATAATTCAAGCACAACAGCCGGATCAGCTAACAGAGCGGTAGCAGTTTTAGATTTTGGCGCGGATAAAACATCTACGTCAGGAGATTTTACAGTTCAATTTCCTGCAGCAGATGCTAGTAATGCTATTATAAGAATAGCGTAAGGAAATTCAGTGGCTACAGGTTGGGGAAGAAGTACCTGGGGCGACGATAAATGGGGTGTTACTTCCGCTATATTCAGTGTAACTGGAGTAGCCGGAACTTCAGCATTAGGCTCTGAAAGCGTAGTAGCAGAAGCTAATGTAGCTGTTACAGAATCAGCTTTAACAGCCTCATTAGGAACTGTAGTTACAGCAGGAGCAGCGGTTACAGGAGTAACTGCTAGTGCAAATGTAGGAACGCTTGGAGACGAGTCTGTAAGCGCAGGGGCCACAGTAAGCCCAACAGGAATTGCTGCAACAGGTGCTGTTGGAACTTTATCCACTACATCTGTTAACATATTAGAAGTAAGTTTAGATGCTGCAACAGCTAGTTTAGGAACAGTAACTCCGGAAGCAAATGCTGATGTAACGGTTACTTTAGATGCAGCGACAGGAAGTATAGGTTTTGTTAACGTTTGGAGTTTAATAGATGATTCACAGACACCGAGTTGGACAAGTGAAACACCTTCTCAGACACCGAGTTGGACAAGTGAAACACCTTCTCAGACACCAAATTGGACAGATGTAGCAGCATAGAGGAAATATTATGGCAAGTACATACGTAAACGATTTAAGATTAGAGGAGATTGCTACGGGTGAGCAATCCGGAACATGGGGTGCAACTACTAATACAAATTTAGAGCTAATTGCTGAAGCATTTGGTGGCGGTTCAGAAGCCCTTTCCGATGCTTCTACGGCAACAATAACAATAGCAGATGGAGCAAGTGACGCGGCCAGGGCAATGTCTATGACTCTTACAGGTTCTTTATCACAGGCCTGTACTGTTACATTAGCTCCTAATACAGTTAATAAATGCTGGGTTATACAAAATAGTGCCGGTGACACAGTAACCATTTCTCAAGGTACAGGCGCAAATGTCGTAATACCAAATGGAAGTATTAAGATGCTTGTTGCTGATGGTGCTGGTGC